TCTCAGGACATTCTTGACGGGCTTGGCTCACCGGAAATGGTGCCGGAGCGCAAGATGGTCGTGGACGACTATACGCTGCGCGACGAGTTCGAGCGCAAGCGGTGGCAGGAAGACAAGCCGAATGGCCGCAAGGGCATGGCTCCCGACTCCTTTCGCGATGCGGACGAGTTCATCAACTTCCGCCAGCGCGAGGCGGTGTGGTCGAGGCTTCTGACCCAGAACCCCGGCGAGACGGTCGCTGACTTTGCCAACCGGGTGCAGGAGGCAGCTCTCAACGACCTCAAGGCCAGCCGAGTGTCGGCAACCGTTGCCCGCACGGGCGTCCTTGCGCGGTTCCTTGAAGCCACCAACCGTTCCCCGGTTGCCAATGCAGCTCGGGTTTTCCGCGATGACAATGTGCTGACTGACCTCGTTCTTGGCGTTGCCGGAGACTATGGCTGGATGACAGAAGCCAACCGTGTTGGCGTTGCCACGCCTCCGTCAGTGTTGCTGCACGCGCTGCGGCACAATGCTGTGCGCGCTGACATGCGCCGGGAGCTCGACATCCAGTTCCTCCGTTTTGCTACGGGCAACTCCAGGATCGAGGGCCGCACGTTCCTCGGCCAGAATATGTCTGCCACTGCCGCACGGGCCGGAGCCCGCATTGCCAAGATGCGCGGCCAGAACGTGATGACCTTTACTGACTTCAAGGAGATGGCTGGACGTGCCGTGTTTGACCTCGATCCTTTCGAGGTTAACGGCTTCCCTGTGGTGCCGGAGGCCCGCGAGGTTGCAGACGCATGGAAAAGGATAGCCGAAAAATATGATGCAGTGCAGCGCGATCTTGGCATGTACCGGGATCAGAACGGCTTGCGCTCGACTGTCCAGAAGGCTGACAACCGCTTGCTTCGGCTGCGCGATCAGATGGCTCGCTTCCTGTGGAAAACGCCGGGGCTGAACGAGCGCACAACACCGAGCTCTCTGCGCGCTGCCGTCCGGGTGGGTGAGCGCGTCTTCACCGGAGAAACTCACGACGAAGCCATGATGGCTGTCATTGACCAGTTCGGCCCGGAAGGAAGCCGGATGGTCGGGGAGCTCCCGCCCGAGGCTTTTGGCTGGTCAGTCACTGATGCCCGGAAATTACCGGATGCACCCTTTGGCGGCGTGCCGCTGACGACAAGGCTACAGGATGCCAATGGCGATCCTCTGCCCCTCAATCACGGGACAGGCTCTTGGTTCTCGCGCTTTGCCAAGGAAATGCGCGGCAGCAACACCGAGGCCAAGGACGCTTTCGACGGCGTGTTCTTCGCCACCAACCCTGATTTTGCCGAGGGCTTTGCGGGAGCTGAAGGCGGGCGTGTCATCAAGGCGTTTGGCGATGCAGCCAACCCCGTTGAGTATTTGCCCGGTGAGTACGGCGGTTTCTTTGAAGGCGGACGCTGGTCTGACCTGATTGCAGAAGCTCGCCGGGAGGGCAACGATGCGGTCATTTTCAAAGACTATGAGTTTGCGGGCGGCAAGACCGACATCGTGGTCATGCTGGACGAAAACAATATCTTTGTGGATGGCGAGTCGTTTGTTGGCCTGACGGCCAAGGAAGCCGAGTTCCGCACCTTTGAGCAGACTGTGGCTGACCGCGTGGAAACGCTGTCAGAAGGTGCGCGTGCTGTCTATGAGGACATGAGCCAGCAGCTTGCCCGCCTCGAGGCCGAGCACAGCGGGGCCAAGCAAGCCCTTGATACACTCCGCGACAAGCCGCATCGCTTTGTGGATCAGCAGGGCCGGACGGAGGGCTATTTCACCCGGTACTATCACAAGCCCAAGATCATGGAGGCGCGCGCCAAGTTCACGCGCCTCATCAAGCACATCTTCTCCAAGGACAACCCGGCTGGCGCTGCCGAGCGAGCGGAAGCCTTTGTCGATGATTTGCTGGGCCTGAGCGACAATGCCGATGAAGGCCCGGTCGCGGCCACGGGGATGCGGCATCTGAACGAGCGCAAGATCGACGTGCCCAACAGCTTCAGGGTCGATGACCCCGAATACGGCGAGCTGCGACTTTCCGACTTTATCGAAACGGACATTGAGGTGATTTCGGATACCTACATCCGCCGCGCCGGAGCCCGCATCGAGATGACCCGTGCCTATGGCGATCCCCAGATGTGGGACAAGCTGCACGAAGCCGAGATGCACTGGCGCGAAAAGAACCTGACCCCGGACATGACGCCTGCCCAGATCAAGGCAGCACGGGCTGAATGGGATGAGTACAAGGGCTGGGTTGAACTGGCCCGCGACGATGTGCTTGGCACGCTCAAGACGGCCGATCCTTGGCGCATGGACAATAAGTGGGCACGGCGGCTTTCTAACACTGCCAACCTGACACTGCTTGGCTCTGTGATCAAGTCGGTGCCGCCTGAGCTTGTGCGCAATCCAATGGTCAATGGCTGGGGGACGGCATTCAAGGCGATCTTTACGGACTGGTTTCGTGATCTGGACGAGCTGAAGCTTGACCGGGCTACACGGCTTGAGACGGGCGAACTCGTCGATATGATGCTGACCACTGCTGGCTCTCAGCTTCATGAGATCAACACAGCTGATGTTCGCGCTGGTTCGTCTTTTGATCGTGGCTTGAACAATCTTCAAAACCCTTTCTTCAAGGCCAACGGGCTGACCCCGTGGACGACCTGGCAGAAGACTGCTGTGCATATAGCCACTCAGCACCGGGTCATGAAGGAGGCTGTTGCCATCGCGGATGCGGTCAAGGCTGGCCGCGACCCCGATGCAAAGATGGTGGCGCGCAATGCTGCTTTGGGTATCTCGCTCAGCGACAATCTGGTGCTGGCAAAGATGCCGTTCGAGAAGGGCGTTGACGGCCTCATCAAGCCTGCCGTCCAGAACTGGAAGGGCGGCGAAGGCCGCATGGCCCGCACCAAGCTGCTGGGCGCGCTGGCTGGGGAATCCGGCCGTACCGTCGTTACGCCTCGGGCTGGTGACTTGCCGCTCCCGGCCAAGGGCGTCTTTGCCTTCAGGGGCGAGAAGGTGTTCGAGTCCGATCTGCTGGGGCTGTTCTTCAAGTTCGGCAATTATGGTTTGGCGGCGACACAGAAGATTGCTCTGTCTGGTCTTCAGGGGCGAGATCAGGCTCCTGTATCAGGGGTGCTTGCCATGTTTATGCTGGGTGCTTTTTCAGTCTGGCTAAAGACACCGGAGAACGCTTGGCGCAACAAATCCTACGAGGACATTCTGCTCGAGTCCTATGAAGCCTCGGGTGTTGGCGGCTATTTCCTCAATGACATCAACAAGATAATTGAAACTTATTCGATGCAGACCATCGGTCTTCGCCCTGCCCTTGGGCTTGACCCGCAGTTTGCCAACGACACCGAGATGGCAAAGTACGCTCGGATGCTGGGGCCGGGTGGCGCTGCAATCTCGAACATCACCCGCGCGCTGACCGACCCGGAGCTGTCCACCAGCAATCGGGCGCAGCTGATCCGGCGCACGATCCCCGGTGCCACCCTGTTCTATCTCAATGGCATCACCCGCGATCTGGTCTCGGCGGCGACCGGAGGCATGGACGAATAGTGCGTTCGGGCTGCATTGACGCTCGTTTACAAAGGCCGAAAGGAGACTGAAAAGTGGCTCAAGACATCAACAACACGCCGAACCGGGTGCGGTACACGGCCACTTCGGGCCAGACGGCATTCACTGTGCCGTTCGAGTTCACGGCCAATGCTGATCTAAAGCTCTACCAGAATGGCACGCTCAAGACGATCACGACCCACTACACGCTGACCGGGGCTGGCGTGACGGGCGGCGGCACGCTGACGCTTGTGACGGGAGCCACGCTCAACGACGACATCCTGATCGTCCGCGACATTCCCAAGGAGCGCCAGGGCGACTTCCCGGCTTCCGGCATCTTTGACATCGAGAGCCTGAACTCCCAGCTCGACAAGCATGTCATGATGCTCAAGGACATCGAGACGCGCCTCGATCGTCGCGCGCTTGTCATGGGCGTGACCGACCTGCCCGAGGATCTCAATGACCTTCCTGCCAAGGCAAGCCGAGCCTCCAAGGTCTTGGCGTTTGACGCCAACGGTCAGCCGATTGCTCAGGCGGCGGATGCCCACACGCACTCCCTTTCGGGCGTGGCGGGCCTTGAAGACGCGCTGGATGACAAGGCGGAAGCTGTCCACACCCATCTCATTGCCGATGTCTCTGGCTTGCAGTCGGCCCTGAACGAAAAGGCTGCGACTACGCACAGCCATGCGATCAGCGATGTCACGAACCTTCAGACTTCGCTCGACGGCAAAGCTGCATCTGTGCATGACCATGAGATTTCTGATGTGACCGGGCTGCAAACTGCCCTTGATGCCAAGGCGTCCGGTACTCACAATCACGATGACCGCTATTACACTGAGACGGAAACGGACACGCTTCTGGCTGGCAAGTCCAACACGGGCCACACCCACGACGACCGTTATTACACCGAGACAGAAGTCAACACCTTGCTTGCTGGCAAGGCTGCTTCTTCGCACAGCCACGCCATCAGCGATGTAACCAACTTGCAAACCTCGCTTGATGGCAAGGCTGCGGCTTCTCACAGCCATGCCATCAGTGATGTAACTGGGCTTCAGACTGCGCTCGATGGCAAGGCGGCGAGCTCTCATACTCACGCGATCTCAAATGTCACGGGGCTGCAAACGGCTCTCGATGGCAAGGCAAGCACAAGCCACACCCACGCGATCAGCGACACGACAGGTTTGCAGACTGCCCTTGATGGCAAGGCGGCAAGCTCTCACACGCACACCGCATCTTCGATCACGGATTTCAGCGAGGCCGTCGATGATGAGGTGGCTTCACTTCTTGTCGCTGGCAGCAACATCACGCTGACTTACAATGATGCGGCCAACACTTTGACGATTGCCTCGAGCGGAGGCGGTGGCGGTGGCTCGATCTCGGATGGCGACAAGGGCGACATCACGGTGTCGGCATCTGGCGCGACCTGGACGATTGATGCTGGCGCTGTCGGCACCTCCAAGCTCGGCGGTGACATTACCACGGCGGGCAAGGCGTTGCTCGATGACGCCGATGCGGCGGCTCAGCGCACTACGCTGGGCTTGGGGTCGATTGCCACACAAGCGGCAAACAGCGTGTCGATCACGGGCGGCTCGGTTTCCGGTATCACCGATCTTGCCATTGCTGATGGCGGCACCGGGCAATCCTCGGCCTCGGCTGCGGCAAACGCGCTTGATGGCTACTTGGCTATCACAACGGCTGCTGGCACTACTACACTGGACAATGCCAGCCCCCGAAACATTGTTCTCACCGGAACATTGGCGCAAACAATTCGACTGCCTGATGTGACAACCCTTCAGCTTGGCTGGTCATACACAATCACCAACGCATCATCAGGCACTGTCACTATTCAATCATCGGGCGCTAACAACTTTGGAAATACACTAACTGGCGGGATGACTGGCCGCTTTGTGTGCATTGCACTCACTGGCACTACCACTGGCTCGTGGGTTCAAGTCTTCAATGGAGCGACTAGCCGAACTGGTACTGGCGGTCTTGTCTACTCAACAAACCCAGCCTTGTTTGGCGCAACAATCAACAACGCCCGCTACACTCTGGAAACGATTACGGCTGGCACAAACGCTCAAAACCAAGGCGCTATTGGCTCATCCACTGAGATTGCTGTTGTAACAACCACGGCGAACAATCCCTCTGGCGTGACGCTCAACACTGCCGCTGCGGGCAAGAGAACGACCGTCTTCAACCTTGGCACAAATCCAATCGTTGTTTACCCGCTCTCCGGCACAGCGATTAACGGTCTTGCCGCCAACGCGGGTGTTACCATTCCGGTCGGCTATTCACTGGAGTTTGAGGCTCAATCTGCAACTCAATGGCGGACAAGCAGTCTTGGCACTTCTGGTGAGGTTCTCGTTTCGCAGGGCTCGGCTTCTGCGCCGGTATTCTCCAGCCTCATGTCTTCAAACATCTCGAACTTCAGCGAAGCTGTTGATGACGAAGTAGCCTCACTGCTGGTGGCTGGCAGCAACATCACGCTGACTTACAACGACGCGGCAAACACCTTGACCATTGCATCCACTGGAGGCGGCGGTGGCGGGGTTACTGTTGACGAGGCAATCGCATTCTCTCTGGCATTGGGGTAACAAATGGCAAGCACCTTCACACGAAAAACATCGAGCGGCATCGGCACCACTCCTACGGCGGTAGGTTCTTACACAGTGCCAAGCGGGACAACAGCAACGGCCATTGGCTTGAGCGTTGCCAACACCTCTGCAAATCAGGTCACTGTTGATGTCGCGCTGTACAATGGCACGACTGATTTCTTTATCTTAAGAAATGTGCCGATTGCACCTGGCGCTTCGGTGTTCCCCATTGGCGGTGGACAGAAAGTTGTTCTCGCCGCTGGCGACTCCATTCGTATTGATTCAAGCGCGGCATCTTCTGTTGACGCCATTCTCAGCCTTCTGGAGATTACCTAATGCTTTACATTGGAAACCAACCAACTCCGACTCTTGCGCTGCTTGACACCCAAACATTCAATTCCTCCGGCACTTGGAATAAGCCTGCCGCTGGTCGGTTTGCCCTTGTTCGTTGCTGGGGCGGAGGCGGTTCAGGCGGTCGTGGCAACAATACCAACCGTGGTGGCGGCGGTGGTGGCGGCGGTTTTTCTGAAGTCGTGCTTAGCTTGGCTCCTCTTTCAAGTACGGTATCGGTCACTGTCGGGGCGGGTGGTGCTGCTGTCACTGTTGCGGGCAATGGCAACAATGGCGGGACGACAACATTTGGAAGTCTTGCTCAGGCCGGAGGTGGCGCTGGTGGCACAGGGACTAACACTGAGGGCGAAGGCGGCGGCGGTGGCGGATCATTTTCTTCGGCAAGCGGAACTAGTGGGGGGCTTGCAGCCGATGACATACTTGCAGCGCTTCTTATTTCTGACGGTGTGTATATCGATAATTCGGGAAGCCCTTCGCTGCCTTACGGTTATGTTTTGAACACCGGGGCACTCGCTAATTCAAAAAATGGGGCCGGAGGCGCTGGGGGGGTAGCTTTTGCTGAACCGGGACGTAGCGCAACATTTGGCGGCAGTGGCGGTGGCCGTGCTAAATCTGGTGGTGGCCGTGACGGTGGAGCCACAGTATGGGGCGGTAGCGGCGGCGGGGGAGGCGGCAGCACTGGCGGTGGTGTGGCAGGAACCACCACGTATGGTGGCGCTGGTTCTGCTGGGACAACAGGAACCACAGCTTCTTCTGCTGCAACGCAGCCCGGTGGCGGTTCGGGCGGTACGAACAACGCTAACGTAGGCAAGGGCGGCGATGGCCGCTGTGTCGTTTATGTTTATGGGTGACATCATGAAAACTTACGCAGTGGTCGAGAGCGGCATCGTCATCAACGTGGTGGCATGGGACGGGATGACCAGCTGGAGTCCGCCAGAAGGGGCGCAGGTGGTCGAAACCGAGGAGGCTGGCATTGGCTGGCTCTATGACGGAACGGCCTTCCAGCGCCCTCCTGAGCCTCCGCAAGAGCCTGCCTGAATTGGTGCGTTTTGGCTTCCGACCCTTCGGGCTATTTCATGAATAGCAAGGAGGAGAATGGAGCCATGCAACAATGCCGAACAGTCCCTTCACGATCGAGTTTCTCAATGCGCTCGCGGCATCTGGCGTTGGCTCCGTTATCGGCATGGCGTTCAAGATGATGCGCTCCCCTCCCCCTACGCTTTGGCAGGCAGTTGGCGGGGCGTTCACCGCAATCACGGTTGGCACATTGGTCGGCGGCATGTGCAGCGAATACTTCCAGCTTGGCCCGTGGATCACCAGCTCGGCTGCTGCCGCTGCGGCCTACATCTCCGACGAGCTGCTTCGTGGCATCGAGGTTCACGGCAAGCGGCTCCGGCAAGGCAAGCTCCCTATCTCCAAGAAAGAGGACTGATGGCCCGCAAGTCCACCCAGTTCATCGTGCTGCATTGCAGCGCAACCCGCCCCATTCAGGACATCGGGGTCAAGGAGATCCGCGCCTGGCACCGCTCGAAGGGCTGGACAGACATTGGCTATCACTTCGTGATTCGGCGTGGCGGGAACATCGAGCGTGGCCGTCCGGTCGAGGAAATCGGAGCACACGTGCAGGGCTACAATTCCGTGAGCGTGGGCGTCTGCCTTGTCGGCGGCATTGATGAGTTCAAATGGAACCCCGAGGACAACTTCACCAAGGCGCAGTGGGCTTCGCTCAAGGCGCTCGTCACCACGCTGCGGGAGAAATATCCCAAGGCCAAGATTGTCGGCCACCGGGACTTTCCGGGGGTTGCCAAAGCCTGCCCCTGTTTCGAGGCGAAGGCATGGGCAGTCGAGAACGACTTCGCTTAACTTGCCAAAGGAGCTCACATGCTTAGTATGTTCTTAACCCCGGCTGTGCTAGGGTCTGTTGTCCGCCACCTTATGACTACGGCTGGCGGTTCTCTTATCGTTTCTGGTTACGTCAGCTCAGATCAGTGGACGCAAATCACCGGTGCAGCTGTTACGATTGCCGGTATCGTGTTGGGAATCCTCAATAAAAAGAAGTAACAATATCTGGTGGCAAAGGTTTCTTTGCTTCACAATATATATTATGCGAATGGAACCCGTGCAGTATTCAAATGCAGCATGGGTTCCACTCGTTTTTTCCCCCTGTAATTTCAATGGTTTACGCGGGTCGTTTAACTGCATGCGTGCAATAGTAATGCAGTCTTTACTACTGCACGGATGCAAACTAGATGTTGTGTGTCTTCCGATGCCTCCGAGCAATGCCCCTGATCTTCTGCTTCTGCACGTCATTCCATGCCCGCTTCTTGCGGAAGCCAGCCTGCGTGCAAATCACAGAGATCATTGGCGGGCTCAAGCCGTAGGTTCGGGCAAGCTCCCGATAGCAATGGCCCTCCTTGGCAGCAGCCAGAATCATTCGGTTGCGGCGGATGATATGGGTGCTGGTCATGGATTGGTCGAAGCCCATAAGACATTGCAAAACTCGAGCTTGTAGTCCGTGACGCACGACTTGAGGAACTCCACATAGGTCGGCTGCGGCACGCTGAACGCCCACTCAATCCCTAAGATCAAGAGATGGGCAGTCACGACGCCGATCATGGCGCCGAGAAACCCATCTACTGCAATGAGCGGGACGCGGATCATGCAGCCTTCTTCTTCGGCTTGACCTTCGGCTCCTTGTAGATAAGCAGATCAGGCAACCAAAAGGCATTGCGTGTCTTCTCGGTCGCCAGTGTTGCCAGCGCTTTCTTGGTGAACTTCTTAGGGATTGGTGTCTCAGACTTCTTGAGCGCGGCCTCGATCATCTTGGTTGGGATGCGCTCAAAGTGAGACTGCCGCTCGAGATCGAACAGCTTGTAAAGCCCTGGCACTACCCCCAGATCATCAACCAACAGCCTGAGCAGCGGGTCGGTATTGTCGATGGTCATGAGCATGCGTGCAGTCATCAGCTTTAGGAGGCGCAGGACATGGGGCTCCCAATCAGGGTGCGACAGAAGCCGGAGCTTTTCGATCATGCTTCCTTCTGGCAGCAAGGCTTTGTCGAGCTCATCGCGGATTGTCTGGTCGAGCAGGCTTTGCTCACGCTTATGCCGGAGGTTTGAAGACAGCGAGAGCGTTGGCGAATAGCTGCCCTCGAACTCCGAGATCATGGTGAGCAGCAGCAGCGGCAGGGTCAGCGGGCTATCGGAGCGGGCAAGCTGGAACTGGACTGATTCAGTTAGCACGCCCTTGATGTCTGCCATTAGGGCTTGGCTAATATCCTCATCCTTTGCCTCTTTCTTATCTGCCTTCTCCTTGTCTTTTACCTGACGGCTCGGAGCCACCATGCCATAGATTATCTCATAGTCATTGGTGATAAAGACGCCGCTGCGGGCCTTGATGTCGGGCGTGAAGGTGTAAGTAATCCGGTCATCAAGTTCTTCTAGTTCTCGCTCGAGTTCATTAAATGCTTCGCGCTCAAGGTCTTCATTGTCGAGCTTGGCCGTGATCTCGATGATCCGGGCTTGGTGTTCCGCGCTCTCATAAACAGGCTCACCCTTGAGGTGCTGATACTGCCAGCGCGACAAGCTGTCCTTGTCTTCTATGTCAACAAACTGCCAGCCAGTGTCGAGAAGCATCTGCTTCATCTCACCGATGCGTTCAGTGGCAAGGCGCTGGGCTAGAGCCACATCTGTCCAGCGTTCCCCGTCCTCACCGAACAGGTCTTCGATGATCTCGCCGCCTGAATTGACATAAAGATCACGGCCTACAAACTTAACAATGGGATCATTCTTGCTATAGTGCGTGTCGCGGAACAGCTGGTTGATCTGCCAGCGATGCATCCCGTCATCCTTGATCTGATCCCAGAGAGCGAGCTGCTTCTTCCTTGGCTCGGCGGCAAACAGGCGCACAATCTCAAGGTCAATCTGCTCATCAAGATAGGCATCCATGACCGGGCTGATCACATCCCCGAGCGCCATGCGCTGCTTGACCATCTTGACTGTGACACCAAAGGTTCGGGCCACATCATCAACAGTCGCACCCTCATCTACCAGCCGTGCAAACGCACGGTACTGGTCGACCGGATGCAACGGCACGCGCATGATGTTGGCTGAGAGAGACATGGTGTGGGCTAAAGCATTACCAACATCCTGCACCAGTGCCGGAACTTCGATGTCCGTATCCGTGTGCACTAGCAGCAATGCAGCATGACGCCGATGCCCATCAATGATGGCGTAGCCTTTGTCTGACTTGCGAACCGAGAGCGGCAGCAGCAGTCCGACATTGCGGATGTTGTCTGCCAGTGCTTCGATCTCAGCACTGCGTGCGGTAACACGGGTATTGATAGCGGCATCAGGAATCAGCTGGCTCAGCTTGATCATGGTAAGCGCAGTCATTTTGGACACTCCCTTTTGATTGTTTGATTTGTATTGCGAACAGCTGCGTAGGCATCGGAGAACTTCTGTGCTTCTCGCAGATGTTCAGCGTTCTGGATGATAATGAGATGATCGGCTAGTTCGCGCAGCCTTCGTGCGATCTGCGGCAAGTCATCGATGTGGTATAGTGGAATGAGTATCTGAACTGTGGGCAGCACTGTTCTTAATTGCTGGCCCTGCAATTTCTGTCTGGTCATGCTGCCTCTGCGAGCTCCTGTGTTTGGGCGGGGTTGAGAAACTGGAATGCTTTGTTTGCCATGGTTGAGGCACGGTAGATGGCACGCCGCTTGTCGGGCATGTGCTTGAGCCAATGGCGAAGGTAAGCTCCGTGATCCTTCTCGAGCGTGGTCGATGTGATCCCGAAGTGTGCATCAAGGAAGGACGCGCCGATCTCGGCAACCAGTTCCTCTAATGCATAGGCTTCCCGATCCTGGGACAGCATCTTCATCTCCCGCTTGAGGCGCGAGCCGTGACCTGTCCAATGGACAGCCTCATGAAACAGGGTCGTCCAGTAATCATCAAGCGTCTTGAAGCTTGAAGCATCGGGCATGTACACCTTGTCAGCCAGCGGCGAGAAAGCGGGCTCGCCCTGCCCTAATTCAATCCCGGTCTGGGCTAGCCAATCCATTGCCATCACATGCCGCTCGTCTGGTGTTCTGATCTTGGGCTCGGGCTTTTCAAAGCCTTCGACCTGATCGGCGTTGAACAACCATGAGCAGCGCATGATGGGATAGGTGGTAGTCTCTCCGTTCTTTTCTGAGACGTTCATCTTGTAGAAGATGATCGGCGTGTTGGTTCTGACTTGATCGTCCTTGATGCGGTAGCCAGCTGCGTGCCACTGCTTGAGTGTTGCCCACTGGGATGAGCCATAACCCTTGGTCATCTGGGACACCCATAAGAACAGGACGTTCATGCCTTGATAGTTATTCTTGGTCACTGCGTTCGATGGCAGACCGCCAGCTGAGGTCCAAGACTTTTGCCATTGGCCTGTTCCAGTTTCGATTTCCTCGATCAGCTGATCCACGACCTTTTGGATTAGAGAGTTCATTGAAGGTGATCTCCACGTTGAGTGCGGTGCATAGCTTGTGAATGGTGTCGATACGGGGGAACACCCTGCCCTGCTCGATGCCGTTGATCTGGACGCGCGAGACTTTGGCAAGGTAGGCGAGGTCGTATTGGGAGAGGCATTGCCTCTCCCGTAACGAACGGATCATCTGCCCGATCTGCATCAGAAGGGTATCTCATCTGAGAGAGCTTCGGGTTCGGGCGCGGGCTTGCTCGCCTTGGGTTGCGGACGCGCCCCGCCCTCGCCCTTCTCTCCGGCCTTGGCAAGAAAGCGCATCACCCCATCGAACTGACCAAGCACTACTTCGGTGGTGTACTTCTCAATCCCATCCTTCTCGTACTTGCGGGTACGGATGCTGCCTTCGAGATAGACTTGATCTCCCTTGCCAAGGTACTGGCCTGCGAGCTTGGCTAAGTTCTCGTTGAAGATCACAACCCGATGCCATTCGGTTCGCTCTTGTTTTTCTCCCGACTTATCCTTCCAAGTCTCAGATGTGGCGACACTGAGGTTGGCGATCTGGCCCCCATTTCTGGTGTCTTTAAGGTCGGGATCGTTACCAAGGCGACCGATAATAATTGCTTTGTTGACTGACATTTTTGCTCATACTCCTCTAAGAGCCATTGATAGGATTCGCCCTTGCATGCTCTGCAAGTTCGAAGTCGGCGGGATGAGGTGATGACTCCGATCCCGCCGCAGGGTTTGCACCGAACAGGCCGTCCCATTAGGCAGGCTGTACGGCTTTCTTGACGGCGGCCATCTTGGCTTGCCATCTTTGCTTGGCTGCTTGCACCTTAGCTGGGTGCGCAGCGATTGCGTGCTCCATGCTTTCTTTGTGGTGGCTGGCAACGCCGCGCAATTCTTCCTCGCTTGTGGCAAGGGCAACATCATTCTCGAACTCTTTGATGGCGATGGTCACGACATCTTCGTACTCAGCATTCTGATCGAGGTCGGGATCGTCACCTGACTCCATGCCCAGTGCCTTCAACAGAGCGTACTTAACGGCATAAGAGATGGCCTTGCCCGGCCCCTTGTCTTGATCGTCAATGCCGTAGCCGGCAGTCGCGACTTCGATGAAGTCTTCGGGCTGGTCGATGTTGACGAACTTGACAAGCATGGTGCATTGCGTGCGGTTGCCGATCTGCTCCATGCGCAGATTGCTGGGGAAGTAGAGGACGCCTACCTCGACCAAAGGATCGCGCACCTTGGCTGTGACTGCATCGTGGCTGACGATGGAGTAACGCATGCCCGCCTTCTTTTCTTTCTGGATATAGGTAATGGACTTCTGCACTTTGTTAAGGCGCTGATAAAGATTGAGCCCAGTCATTGTCGTATCTCCATTGGTTAAAAGATTGTGCGTAGACGCAGCACGGCTGCGCTGCCGCCGCCCGCGCTTCGGCGGCGCACCGTGGTGCGCTCGAGTACATTGTGCTTCATGAGTTCTGTGCAGCGTGGGCGAATGGCGAGGATGTTCTCGCCCAGGCGCACGGCTGCTTCGTCGGCGGTGCCTTCAAAGCCAGATGCGTAGAGCTCGCGCAGCCTGCCCCGCAGCTGTGCTGCGCTGCCATTGTTGTCGATGCGCATGGCATTCTCCCGGCTGATGCCGGGGTCTTTCCATCCTGCTCGGTATGGATATTGGTTGGCTTCCCAGACTTCTTTCATGCCCATCACGCTGCCTCCTCATCATCGAGGTCGCGCGTGGAACAAGTGGTCATGCGGATATAGTGGGCCTTGGCAAAGAGCTCGCCTTCCAATCCCGTCAGCCAGCGCTTGTCGTGTTCGGAAAAGATTGCCCAACCTTTGTGCTTAGGTAGCGCATTGCGCAGCGCGTGCCATTGGTCGAGCGGCAAGTAGAGTTGGATTTGGAAGTCGCTGTTGAACTCAGACAGAGAGATGGAGCCTGAGTTTTCAGGGTGTTCTTGGGCGATGACCAGCCCGTGAATGGGGGCGTGCAACATCAGGTTCGTTGTCATGCTGGTTACTCCTTGATGGTGAAGCGCAGGGCGCCGCGCTTGTCGCGTTTGATGGTGACGCCGTGACCGGATGCCTCTCCGACATCGGCTTCGATGAGGGACTTAAGCTCGTCCTTGCAGTGGACATGGCGGTCGTGGGCTTGCTTGGTTTCGGTCAAGTTGCCAGCCAGCACAGCCCATTCGTTGTTGGCGGTCATGTCCACGTACCGAAAGCCATCGACCAAGGTGTCCTTGGCTAGGGCATTGGTGCGTTCGAGCGTGGCGGTTGGGATGATCTCGGGTGCTACCTTGTTCTGAACGTGCCACCAGAAGGCGACTTCCATTTCGGTGAGCTTGTCCATGTAATCGCGTGGTGGTTCGACCTTGGTAACAAAGGGATCACCATTGCCGGGGATCGTAGAGATGTAAGCCACCCCTACTCCCATGCAGTTGCAGTAGTGCGCGAGCTGCGGAAGGTAAGTCTCACTCACATCGCGCGGGGATGCCCGTTCGTTGGAATGCTTGAGTTCAACAAACGTCCCCTTCTCAGGCCAAAGCCTGTCGAGTTGGCCGACAAGAAACTCATGATCGGGATGGGATACAGGCCCAGGCGGATCGATGAGCGCCATGTTGTGGTGCTCGATCAGCCACTCGGCGTGAAAGCTTTCGGTCCACTTGCCAAGCTGCACTCGAAAGATATTGGACAGGTCTTCCGGCTGGCGGATGCGAACCTTCTCCTCATACAAGGCAAGCCAGTCGCCTTGCATGATGCGTTTGGCATCGCTGCCTCCGATGAACCAAGTGCGGTCGTGGTTCAGTGATTGTAACATTTATGCAATCTCCCTGACTTGTTCGTGCGAGTTATGCTGCATGGATGCAGCATCGCGGGCGTGCAAAAGCGCCCCGTATGCCTTGGCAACGTGCTCCATTTGCTCATCTAGAAGTTGTTGGTAGACGGTGCCATCGGGTCTGACTTGGCAGATGGTGGCGTATCGGACGGCAAGCTGTGCGTGATAGATGACTTCGCCATAGAGCTGCCAGTTATTATCGCAATGCATTTATGCATCCTCCCTGTTTCTGTTAACAATACCGTACTGCATATATGCAGCATGGTCAATAATTTTTTACCTTCTCCACCATCTTGGGCAGGTTTTGCTTGAGCCATTCCCACTGCCAAGCCTCGTCCTTAACAGCGTCAAGGAACTCAGCGGGCAAGGGCAATGTCTTGTAACGGTGCGTCTTGCACACCTCGACAACCGCCTTCTTCAAGAGCGGGGTTGGCAGTTCAGACAAGACAGCTGCATAGATAAGCAACCCATCTTCTTCTGGCACTGTGACTTGGAACACCATCGCAACCTTCTCGATGGCATTGATAATATCTTCTGGATCAGCTGGCCTCAGATACTCTGCGTGTTCTTGGCCCAGTCGGGTCAAGGCTTGTAGCGCACGCGCTTGATACCGTGGATCAAGAGGTTCTTTGCCGAAGCGAAGCCAGCTTATCAAGAGCGCGGTCCCGCTTGGCACGATTGTCCTCAAGCACGGCGGCAGCTCGCTCAGCGGGTCGTCCTGGCATGCGGGTGACTCGGGCCGTGGAAAACTCGGCAGCTTTCCTGCACCAGTTACGGAAGGCAGCGTGCCAATCTGCTTGCTGCTTTCCACTCGCAATCCAGTAGTCTCGAAACTTATCTGCTTCATCTCCCGTCCTCACATTGGGATAAGTTTTGCTGCACCATTCGATGTCGCTGTCGCGCGGCATCCAATCAGCAGACAGTGTATGCCTTGGCTTCGCCCGCTTGGGCTTAGCTTCAGCTGTGATAACTCCGAGGCTGCTGGCCTCGAGACCAACCAATGCCTTCTTCATAAAGGCAATAGCTTCCTCTATGCGGGACACTTGTTCCCGCAGTTCTTCAATACTTGTCATGAGTTTTCCTTACCGCTTGCTCACCGGGTAAGCACGCCCCTCGCAAGAGACGGGGCGTGCGCAGCTGGAGAGCAAGCTCTATGTGATTTCGTCCGCTGTCATCCCGGCATAGGTTTTAACCTTGCGCGATGGCAGCTCATGGATCTTTACTTTAAACTTGGCTTCGACCAGTTTCTTCTTGATCCGATAGACATCCGTAACCATGCCCTTCACATCCTCGAGGATCAGGGCTGTGACCCCGCCTCCCGGTGTGCTGTGCTTCAGGTATCGGAAGTCTCCTCGATAGGTGCAGATTGGCGAGCCATCGACACTGACCGGATAGGTAGGCTGCAGTTCAAGACGGCTGATCCGGCCAGCCTCGAGCATGAGCTTGAGCTGTTCATAGCGGTCGGCTTCGGCAGACGAAGCAAACCAATGGTCATCAACGTGCCTGCCCTTGGCATTGTACTTGCCGAGCCTTGGCTTCTTGAACGTGCCATCAACCCTGTGCTTAGGGACATACCGCTTCTTCTTGCGGTGCTGCGGAACAACAGGCCGTGTCATTCATCTGCCTCAAGGTTAAAGCGCAAGCCCAAAGCCGATGCCCAAAGCGCAAGGTAATGGGAGGACGGGTATCTTTCCCGGCACTCCCATTTGCTGACGAGTTTCTCGGCGCACTCGATGATGTCATCGAGCTCCACCTGCGTAATGCCACGCTGCTTTCTTGCCTCGATCAGCTGGTCGATGATCGGGTCATAGAAGGCACGGCTGATCAGCCGATTACGATTGCTGTTGTTCGGCGGCGAGCTGGGTAATTGCACGGGCGATCTTCTCTGCTGTGTCTAGCTGGAGATGCCGAGCCCCCTTGATCGAGCGGTAATAGGTGCTGTCCGGCACGGCGGCACGAACAAAGGCATCTTTCAGCTCGATGTTTGAGACAGTTGCCATCTCTTGCAGTTGTTCTGGGTAGGTTTTTAGTTCAGTCACTTGTTACTCCTGCATTTGTGCAGCATTACAAGCCCGAAATATTATGATTTGTGCATGGGTGCAATAGTTTTGTAGCACTATTGCCAAGGACTTTACTGGGTATCCCCTGATTTAATTAGTCAGAGTCCTGCATGCGTGCTACATAACAAGCCTTGAATAATTTCGCATCAATTAACGCAATCGTGAAGGGACATCCTCATGACTGATGACTTTGCACGACGCGCCATCAAGGTTTGGATGCGCGAAGTTATGAAACAAAAGGGCTGGACTGCCAATGAATGGGCAACGAAATCAGGGACTTCGCCTACCAATATCACCAGATTTCTAACCCCAACCTCAGAGATTATGCCAAGCGGTGCAACCATTGCTAAGCTAGCGCGTACTGCTGGATCACAGCCTAAGCTCAACATATATGCAGATGTTCGCGATGCTAACTCTTGCAATATTCCCTGCGTTCATGCAGTTGTAGTGTCAGGATTTTCAAATGATGACTTCTGGAACTGGATCATGGATGAAGACAATGGTTCCAAAGATCGTGCAGTTATTGAAGGCCCAGTTAATGGGCCGGCTTTTGTTACTGACGTACCGGATGCTGGCATGGTCGGTCGCGGTCTTCTCTCCGGCGACCGCATCCTCGTCGAACAAATCAAAGCCAAAGACTTAAACCCAGGTCAGCTGGTTCTGGCCCGCCACAATGGTCGGGCTACAGTGTTTGAATGGCAACCACCGCTCGCTTTGTTCCGGCCTTCTCCTGAGCGGGTGAACGAGCAGGATTACAAGCCCGTTCGCACTACAGAGCTCGAGCTTTATGGCCGGGTTACACGGCTGCTCCGCAATCTATGAAGAAAGATTTCTCAATTCATATTGTCGTCGGCTTGTTCATTGCCCTGATTTTGTCTGTTGTTTACAGGGGCATGACAGAAAAGAACCGTTCGTCTGGTTCAGATTGTTACGTTGAGTACAGCGACCGCGGTCCAGCGTTAACTGTTTGCGACTAAGTCACAGATCAATCGGCGGCTCACCTCCGAGCGCCTTGATCTGTGCTTCGCATTTATCAAGCGCCTTAAGGATGGCACGCTGCGTCCATTGCGGAGCGCGCCTAGCCTCTGCTTGCGCTTGCAGTTTTACGAATGAACGCCAAAGATTCACTGCCTTGTGCAGTTCTCGGCGTTCAATCGCGTCAATCTGTCTGCTCAAATCCATCACCTCGCAGTGCATGTCTGCCTCGATGATCAGCTGCTCGCGCTCCCACTCAAGAGGGTCCCAGCTTAGCGTTTGTCCAGCGTATCCCATGTCAGCTCCTCCGGTCGATGATTGCGTAGATCGAAGCGATCACGGCTGTGCAAAGCCAGACGTAGATCGCGAAGGTCATGAAACCGTCCATTGCAGTCGTCTCCATGTTGGGTCATTGCCTCTCCATGCGAGGCACAAAAAAAGGGTGGAGCCGAAGCCCCACCCCGTAGTGTCAGGCCGCATCGCGGCCTTCGCTGCTGGCGTCCGGTGACTGATAGTCGGTGGCCGGAGCCACGTTGTCGTCGAGCACGGCATTGGCCCGTGCCATCGCATCGGTGTTGCGGACGCCGGCGGTGGCGGCCGGGCGTGATCCGTAGATGAACTTCTCGCCAGTGGCGTTCTCGTAAACCTTGAGCGCCACCTCGGCGAAGGCTTCGAGGTGTGCGATCTGGTCGTTCACACGGTCGAGCCAGTCGAGCTTCTTGTTCAGCGTCACCTCGGACAGCTCGTCGCCGCGATGTGCCTTCATCGCCTGGCGAACCTCATCCTTGGCCTTCGGATGGGTCGATCCCTTCGTGCGCTCGAGCGACTGGCAAGCGCCGTAGCAGATCGAGTTGAGGATGCGGGACTGAACATAAGACAGCTTGTTCACTATCTTTCCATCCTGATTGGTCACGGGTTCGTCGAAGAACCCGGCGACGAGAACGAGGGCGGATTCGAGCTTCTTGGTCGAGATGGTCATTGTAGGATCTCCTTGGTTACTCGCGCGGGATCGTCCCGTGCGATGGGCTGACAGGGCCGGATCGGCCTGAGGAGCCAGACAAGGGTCGAAGATCGGCTACGCCGACGCACATTGTTTTGGTGGGCATCTGCTTGCCCACCACCAAAAGAATGTGCGCCCTTGACGGGCTCCGACGATCCGGCATCGTCTGACCATCACCTGCACGGGCGTCCCTTGCGTGAGGAACCAGGGAGATCCGTTAAGCAATGACCACCGATGACCGGAGAAGCTCGAACCGCCCGATGTTCGAGTCGCCGGGTTATGAGAGGGTTGGTCATGCCCTGCCAAACAGGTTGGTAAGGTAGGGGACAAGCGGAGCGTCTTATGTTCTAGCCCAGCATCCTCGATCTGCTGGCGCTTGACGGTCTTGCTCGACGCACTGAAGGGGTCGGCCCAGCTCGAAGGTCAAGGACAGGAGGTTTGACAGGCTGGTGAAGGTGCATGGCCGACGAGCTGGACGAGACGCTGAACAAGGCTCGATTGGTTCGGCCGGGAACGACCGGATCGCACACCTCCAGCCTGAGCTGAGGTGGCCGAGAGCAGCAGCGAGAACGCCGCTGTGCGAGACGGGCAGCTGCGGATCAGCCCGAGCCGACACCGTGCGTCCGCCACCGATGTGGTGGCACGAGGCCGATGTCTTGCTCGATGGCAACAGCTCCGGCTGCCGACTGTCAGGCACCAGCCAGCAGTGAAGGCTGTGATGCCATGACACGAAGGGGTGGGGATGAGGCACCAGCCTTTATGCGGTGCATCTGGCATCATACGATTATCCCACAAGACACGGGATAACTCGGCGTCTGGCCCTTGACATGCTGCACAAATCTCCCCCCTTATACCCCCCTCAGCTCATGGAGATGCAGAGATGCAGCAAGACGTTCAGACACAGAAGCTGACCGACAAACAACTCGCGTTCGTCAGCGCATATATCGCATCAGGCGGTGTTGTCGGGGCCGCCGCTCAAGCGGCAGGCTATGCCTCCGACAACGAAGGTTCCCGCCTTCTGCGAAACCCCAACGTTATCAGTGAGATACAGAAGCAGATGCTCAACGCCATCGGTACCCATGCGGTGTCAGCACTGGATACAGTGGCGAAGCTGAGCCGATCCGCGAAGTCAGATTACGTCAGGCTTGAAGCATCGCGTGATCTCTTGGATCGCGCTGGCTTCAAACCGCCTGAGCGTATCGACCACAGGGTTGATGGCACGCTGAACGTCAGCTTCGACATCGGTATCCCTGCATCTGGCACCATCGTTGATGCGGATGTGACCGACCTCTGACCGAGGGGGGGGGTTGAAAACGGGGCAAGTGTGCTGTCACCCCCCGACCCATCTGAGAAAAAGCCACGAAAGGTTCGTTGCACCCATGCCAGTGACTATTGATCAGGTTCGTTCTGCCTGTGCTTCGGCTTACAGGATACGTCATGCGCCGGGAGCGATCTGGGGTGTGCCTGATTGGAGTAGGCTTCGGTTTGAGGTGAATGGCAATGAGGTCAGGATATTTGGTGCGTCAGAGCAAGCTGGTCTTCGTTGGTATGTCTGGGAGAAGCTAGGCAAAGACCCCAAAATGGAAGTGGTGTGCAGCGATGCAGGAAATTGATCTCATACTTTCGGACAAGCATGAGCAGCAGGGCGGGTTCTCCTCGACCCTTTCATGGCCGGATCGGCTTCGGCTCCGGGCTGTGGTCAAGAAAATCCACATGAAGCATTACCCCCTCGAGTTTGTGACCGATGCCGAGGCGGACAAGATGATCGACGCCATTGCTCCGGCGACTGCGGCCTACCTCATTGAGCAGAACTGGGGGAAGTTCTGAGTGGCTCAGTTTTCCTACACGGCAGATGGCGAGGTCTTGAGAAAATTTTTCGCCTCGGAAGCCTTCGTCCGTGCGCTTCGTGGGCCTGTCGGCTCCGGCAAGTCGGTCGCCTGTTGCGCCGAGATATTCCGCCGTTCGCTTGCGCAGAAGAAGGCACCGGATGGAATCCGCAAGACACGCTGGGCCGTAATCCGCAACACGGCTCCAGAGCTCCGAACCACGACCATCAAGACCTGGCTCGACTGGTTTCCTGAGCACACCTTCGGCAAGTTCAACTGGCAGCCGCCCTTCACCCACCGCATTCGCAGGGGCGAGCTGGACATCGAGGTCATCTTCATTGCCCTCGACAAGCCGGAAGATGTAAAGAAACTGCTGTCTCTGGAGCTCACCGGGGCTTGGGCGAACGAAGCGCGCGAGCTTCCCAAGGCCATTATCGACGCCATGACCATGCGCGTGGGCCGTTTCCCTTCCGAGCGGGACGGTGGCCCCACATGGTCTGGGGTCATCCTCGACACCAACGCTCCCGACGAAGACCACTGGTGGCCGATCATGGCCGGAGATGTGCCGCTTCCTGACTGGCTGACGGAGCAAGAGGCCCGCCAGATGGTAAAGCCCGCCAACTGGGAGTTCTACACCCAGCCCGGAGCCATGAAGCCTGTCAAGGACAAGGATGGCGGCATCGCCGGGTACGAGATGAACCCCAAGCGGGAGAACCAGAAGGGCATCAAGCCCTCCTATTACCAGAACATGATCGGCGGCAAGACCACGAACTGGGTCAACGTCTATGTCTGCAACAAGTATGGCTCGATCACGGACGGAAAGCCCATCTATCCGCACTTCGACCGGATGCTCCATGTCGCTGCTGACGCGCTTCAGGCCGTTCAGGGCATCCCGATCCACATGGGCATCGACTTTGGTCTGACGCCCGCTGCCGTGTTCGGCCAGAATGTCCGTGGCCGCTGGCTGATCCTCAAGGAAATCGTGGCTCAGGACATGGGGATCGTCCGCTTCTCGGAGATTTTGCGGCGCGAGATGATGATGTACCAGCCCGCCACCTATTCGGTGTGGGGCGATCCGGCTGGCGACATCCGCGCCCAGACCGACGAGGACACGCCTTTCAAGGTGCTGCGCCATGCTGGCATCCAGGCACGCCCGACCGAGACGAACGACATCGCGCTTCGCATCGAATCCGTACAGAGCCCCTTGACCCGCCTCATCGACAAGACACCGGGCCTCCTGATTGATCCGCGCTGCACCAACCTCATCAAGGGCTTCGAGGGCGGCTATCATTATCGCCGGATGCAGGTGACGGGCGAGCGGTACGAGGAAACCCCGAACAAGAACCGCTTCTCCCACGTCCATGACGCGCTTCAGTACATGATGCTGGGCGGCGGCGAAGGCCGCGCACTCCTGCGGCCGTCCCAAGGCACCAATGCAGTGACGAAGCCCCGCAACTGGGATGTCTTCAACCGCAAGCCCAAGGAACAGAAGCGCGGCTTCCTCAAGGGGTGGTGAGTTTTGTGCGTTTCTGCACCCATGCCGTGACCTTATAGATGGCGGATTCCGGCAACTGAGGGGCGATCATGGCAAAGTCACCAGCGTGGACGCGCAAGGAAGGACAAAACCCGAACGGCGGCCTCAATGACAAGGGCCGTGCCTCCTACAAGGGCGGCACGCTCAAGGCTCCTGTGAAGTCTGGCGACAACCCGCGCCGCGCTTCCTTCCTCGCCCGCATGGGCAACATGCCGGGGCCGGAAAAGGATTCCAAGGGACGGCCGACACGGCTCCTCAAGAGCCTCATCGCGTGGGGCGCGTCCTCCAAAGCCGATGCCAAGGCCAAGGCCAAGGCGATTTCGGCCCGCAACAAGGCAAAGGACAAGTGATGAAGAAGCCCATGCCCTTCCCGAAGAAGAAACCCAAGCAAGCCCGGATCACCAAGGGCAAGCCCAAGTCCATGATCAAGCCGAAAGGATACTGACAATGTGCATCCCCAAACCACCGAAGCCCGATCCTGCCATCAAGGCCGCACAGGAAGCTCAGGCCCGCGCCGCGCAGCAGCGCGCCTCCGAGCTCAAGGCCAACCAGTACGAAACCAGCAAGCGTTCTGCGGCTGGCACTGGCATTCGCTCCCTGATCTCGAGCGTTGGCGGCTTTGGCCGCAACTTCTTCTGAGGCTGATGCACCATGAAAACGCCTGACATTGAAACCGTTCTGAAGCAGTTCGACAGCGCCAAGGCGGAGCGTCTGCTTCGGGAGCCGCGTTTCGATCAGGCGTTCCGCCTGACCATGCCGGGGCGCGGCAGCTTCTTCTCGTCCAACAATGACCGCGACATCGACGATGTGTTCGATGAGACGGCTCTTGTGGCCGTGCAGGAGTTCGCATCCCGGTTCCAGGCGGCGATGACGCCCAACCATTCGCGCTGGGCCGAGCTCGAGGCGGGCAGCGACATCCCCGATGACGACAAGGCCGATGTCAACAAGGAGCTCGATGCCGTCACGGGTGCCGTGTTCGATGTCATCCACCAGTCCAACTTCTCTCAGGAGAGCTATGAGGCATATCTCGATCTGTCCGTGTCGCTCGGAGCCCTTGAGGTCATCGAGGGAGACGCGCTGAACCCGGTCGTGAACAATGCCATCTCGCTCAACAGCCTGTGGGTCGGCAACGGCCCCTATGACATGATCGACAAGTTCTTCCGGCTGCGCGAGTACACCGCGGTCGAGATCGGCGTGCGCTATCCGCAGCACAAAATCTCCGCCGACAAGTTCAAGACCCTGATGGAGTCGGGCAAGTCCATCAAAATCCTCGAGTCCACGACCCGCGACTGGTCGGAACCCGCCACCGAGCGCCATCACCGCTGCGTGATCTGGCTCGAGGAAAAGATGATGATCCATCATGAGACATATCAGGGCATCGGCTCCTGCCCGATTGTCGCTTTCCGCTGGTCAAAGGCCGCTGGCGAAACATGGGGCCGTGGCCCCACGCTCAATGCCCTGCCCGCCATCAAGACCTGCAATCTCGTCGTTCAGATGATCCTCGAGAACGCCCAGATGTCGATCGCCGGCATCTACAATGCCGACGATGACGGCGTGGTGAACCCGAACACCATTGAGCTTCTGCCCGGCACCATCATTCCCCGCGCGCCGGGATCGCGTGGCCTTGAGCCCGTTCAGGCCGCTGGCAATTTCAGCGTGGGCGACCTGATCCTCAATGACATGCGCGGCAACATCAAGCGCGCGCTCTACAATGACATGCTCGGCAACCCGAACAAGACGCCGATGAGCGCCACCGAAGTGGCCGAGCGCATGGCCGACCTGTCGCGCCAGATCGGTGCCGCCTTTGGCCGCGTCTGGTCGGAGTTCTGCCAGCGTTACCTCGAACGCGTGGTCTTCATCATGAAGAAGCGCGGCCTTATCACGCTGCCGACCGTCAACGGCAAGCAGATCCGCATCCGCGCCAAGTCACCGCTTGCACAGGCGCAGGCCCAGATCGACATCCAGAACTCGGATCGCTTGGTCGAGCTGGTCAATGCTCGCTTCGGCCCGCAGCTCGCCAATGTTTTTATCAAGGGCGAGGATATGTCGGCCTATTGGGGTGAAAAGCTGCAAGTCCCCGGCCGTCTGGTGCGCTCGAAGCCCGAGATGGCCCAGATGATGCAAGCACTTCAGGGAATGGCCCAGCAGGCCCAGGCCATGCAGGGCGGAGAGGGCGAAGCAATGCCCGCACAGCCGGAGATGCCAGTTGGCTAATCAGACAATGGGGCCGGACGGCCATTATCGTTCGGAAAAAGAAGAACGCCGCATCAACCTCGCAGTCGTTTCCGCCCTTGGCGGCACGCAGGGCGAGGAGCTGATGACCTATCTGCGCTCCATCACAGTGAACGTGGCGTCCGGGCCGGAGATTTCCGACCGGGCGCTCATGCACCTCGAGGGCATGCGCTTCCTCGTTGGTGTCCTATCCACGCGCATCAATCTCGGACACAAGGCGAAAAACAATGTCGATGATCAAGAAAAATGAGGCTGCCCCGGCACCCGCTCCTGCTCCTGCTCCCGCCCCTGCTCCCGCCCCTGCTCCCGCTGGCGATCCTGCTCCGGCTTTTACCCCTGCTCCGGCAAGCGAAAGCCAGCGTTTCGAGAGCTCGGCCCAGCGTCCTGAGTACATCCCCGAGAAGTTCTGGCGCGAAGGCAAGCCGGACATCGAAAACCTCGCCAAGAGCTATGCCGAACTCACGAGCTGGAAGAACACCAAGACCGAGGAGCTGCTCAAGACCATCGACGCCGAACGCCTGAAGGCACGGCCCGAAACCGCCGACAAGTACGAGCTGCCCGAGATCGAGGGGATCGACGCGGAATCGCTGGCCTCCTCGCCGCTTGTCTCTTTCTGGCGGCAGACTGCCTATGAGATGGGCTTGCCGCAGGACAAGTTCACGGAAGGGATGCAGCAGTACATCGATGCGCTGGACACCTCCGGGCCTGATCTCGAGGCCGAGATGGGCTATCTCGGTGAGAATGCCGAGGCCCGCATTCAGGCTGTGTCGGCCTGGGCGCAGCAGAACTTTGCCGAGCCCGACGAGTTCGAGGCCATCCAGCGTCTGGGTCAGTCGGCTGGTGGCATCCGCGTCCTCGAGCGCCTCATGGGCTCCGCCACTGGCGTGGGCTCCGAAGCACCGTTGCAGAAGTCGATCTCGATTGACGATCTGAAGCAGATGCAGCTCGATCCCCGGTACTGGAACCCGGCCAGCCGCGATCCGGCCTTCGTCAAGCAGGTCGATGACGGCTTCCAGCGCCTCTACTCCGGTAAGCGGTGAGGCTCCGGCATCCCAACCCCGGCGACCGTGGCGATTTGCTGCGGCTCGCCCGGGCGATGCACGCAGAAAGCTGGTATCGGGACTTCACCTTTGTGGAATCGCGGTTCGATGAAGTCCTCGAGCAGTGCTTCCACAACACCGACTGGCTTGCACTGGTGCTCGAACATGAGGGGCAGATCGTCGGCTTTTTCTGCGCCGTCCAGACCGAATACTTCTTCTCGAACGACCGATATGCCTGCGATCTCTGCCTCTATATCGAGCCCCAACACCGGGGCGGCATGGGCGCGGTTCGCATGGTCAAGGCGTTCGAGGCGTGGTGCCGGATCAAGGGCGTCCTCGAGATGCACCTTGGCGTGTCCACCGAGGTCAACGCGGCGCGCACCGCCGACTTCTATCAGGCGATGGGCTATCACTCCCCGGCAATGGGTTTCCGAAAAAAAGTGCGTTTTTGAACTGCAAGGTTGCGACTACATTCCGGGCCAGCTCGAAAGGCCCGTGGTTGGTACGCCGTAAGCCCGCAAGGAACAACTTACACAGTGCGGATCGCCTGGAACAACCCTTCAGAAGCGCGATCATCAACTGAAGGAACATTATCATGTCTATGGACATCTCTGACGCTTTCATCAAGCAGTACGAGAGTGACGTTCACATGGCTTACCAGCGCATGGGATCGAAGCTCCGCAACATGGTTCGCGTAAAAGCGAACGTAAAGGGCTCCTCCACGACCTTCCAGAAGGTCGGCAAGGGCACCGCCGTCACCAAGGCTCGTCACGCCGAAATCGCCACCATGAACATCGACCACACCCCGGTCGAGTGCACGCTGGCCGACTTCTACGCTGGCGACTACATCGACAAGCTCGATGAACTCAAGACCAACATCGACGAGCGTATGGTCGTTGCTCAGTCGGCTGCTGCCGCTCTTGGCCGCAAGTCGGACGAGCTCATCATCGCCGCCGCCGACACGACCACGAACGTCACCACGGAAAGCAGCACTGCCGTGCTGACCCTTGGCAAGATCAACACGGTCTTCTCTCACTTCGGTGAGAACGATGTGCCGGATGATGGTGGCCGTTACTGGTGCGTTGGCCCTGACCAGTGGACTGACCTCCTTGCCATCACCGCGTTCTCGAGCGCGGACTACGTTGGCATCGACCAGCTCCCCTACAAGGCTGGCATGGCTGCGAAAATCTGGATGACCTTCCTGTGGAACACCCACTCCGGTCTTCCGAAGGCCAGCAACATCCGCAAGACCTTCGCGTTCCACCGCTCGGCCATCGGCCATGCGTCTGGTGCCGAAGTCCAGTCGGAGATCAACTACGTCCCCACCCGTGTCGCGCACCTCGCCACGTCCATGATGTCACAGGGCTCTGTCCTGATTGACGCCGTGGGCGCCTACGAAGTGCAGGCTTACGAAGCAGCTTAATAGGAGAAGCTCACATGGCTCTTGATGCAACGAAACTGTTCAAGATGTGTGGCGCTGATCCTGCGCTGTTCATCTACAAGTCTGGCGCTGACACGGTTGGCACCGTGACGGGCTCCGGTTACTTCAACGCCGTCACCGACCAGCTGAAGAATGGCGATGTGATCCTCGTGGTTGGCAACTCTGTTGCCTCCATTGATGCCACCATCGTCACCTCGGCTTCCGGTGCCGCCACTGTTACGACCTCGGCTACCGAGGGCGTCACCGCATCCTAACGTCCTCCCTGGGTTAGGTTGACTGAGGGGGTGGGGGAAACCCTACCCCCTTTTTTCTAAGGAGAGGCTGATGCCGCTGACCAAGTTTGACGTTTGCAGCAATGCCCTTGTGGCGATTGGCGCGGACACCATCACCGATTTTACAGGCGGCAGCACGGAAAGTGCAGTCGCCTCTCAGCTTTACCAGACCACTGTGGACAACTGGCTGACCCTCTATGACTGGCGCTTTGCCTCGAAGCAGGCCCAGCTTTCGCGCCTGTCCGAGACTCCGACCGCCCTTTGGTCTGCCGCCTATCAGGCTCCTGCCGGGATCATCAAGATGAAAGGCGTGTTCGTGAACGACAAGCCCATCGAGTATGACCGCTATCAGGACAAGATTTACTGCAATGCCCAAGCCGCCGATGTCGTGATCGCCGATTATGTCTGGTCGGTCGGCGTCGAGTTCTGGCCTCCCTACTTCGTGATGCTGGCCGAGCTGGCGCTGATGAAGCGCTTCTCCTTTGCCCTTGCTGGCAAGCTCGACCTCAAGGCCACGGTTGACGCGGATCTGGAGCAGCAGTTCCAGCTCGCCAAGAATGCCGACAGCCGCCAGCAGACCACCAAGCGCATCGACATGGGTCGCCGTGGCTCCATCCTCGAGGCCCGCCGCTCATGAGCAATGTCGCCCAGCCCATCCGCATCTTGCAGACCGACTTCCGGGCGGGCGAAGTGTCGCCTGAAATCCAGATGCGCGTGGACTCCAAGGCTTACCCCTCGGGAGCCCGATCGCTCAAGAACTGTCGCCTGTCGAACACGGGCGCTGTCTCGCGCCGTCCCGGCACGACCCTTATCCGCAATCTTTCGGGCCGCCGCCGCCTGAAGAACTTCGAGTATGATGAGGACGAAAAGTACATCCTCTGCTTTGGCAACAACGCGCTCGAAATCTATGACGCGGCTGGCACGCTCCAGACCAGCTTCTCCGGCTCGACCAACTGCCCCTGGACATCTTCAACAATGTTTGAAGCCCAGATGACGCAGGCTGCGGATGTCATGGTTATCACGCACAAGACCTTCCGCCCCAAGGTGCTGCGCCGCACCGGGCTCACCACGTTCTCGATGACTGATCTCTCCTTTGTCCAGTCTCCGAACGGGGCCAAGATTTATCAGCCCTATGTCAAGTACGAGGCGGCACCCGTCACCCTTGCCATCAGCAATCCTGCGGAAGGCTCCGGCAGGACGATCACCGCTTCGAGCGGCATCTTCTCGTCGGCTTGGGTCGGCGACACGATCCGCATGTTTGGCATCGAGCTCACGATCACGGGTTATACAAACACCACGACTGTTACTGCGACTGCCAAGAAGGCTGTCAAGAAGCGGCTCGATCTCAACCCGTTCCTGTTCAAGGATGAGAGCTCAACCTGCGAAGTCACTCATGTGTTTCACGGCATGGCGACCGGGGCCAGCGTGACACTTTCTGGCGCGCGTGACGAGTTCTCGGTCAGCCGGAACAGCATCAACGGTGCTCGCACAATCACTGTCATCGACGAGGATCGCTATACCTTCACGATGTCGAGCGGCAATGACGCGACTTCCGACACCTCCGCTGATGGCGGCGGCTCTGCCGTTGAAGTCCAGACCACCGCCCCGACCCGCGATTGGGACGAGCAGGTGTTCTCTGCGCGGCGTGGCTGGCCTTCGGCCTGCTGCTTCCACGAAGATCGCCTGTGGTTTGGCGGATCGTCCTCAATACCGGACGGCCTCTGGTCATCGCACACTGGCGACTACTTCAACTTTGCTGTCGGCACGGGCAATGACAACGAGTCCATTCAGGTCTCGATTGGTTCTGCGCGCGTGGCAAACATCCGTCACATCGTCTCCAACCGCCTGCTCCAAATCTTCACCGAGGGCTCCGAGTTCGTGGCAAAGCAGTCGGACGGCGTGGGCCTTACGCCATCGACTGTCTCGGTGCGCCCGCAGACGACCTATGGCTGCGCCTTCCTGTCTCCGAAATCGCTCGACGGCGCGACCATGTTTCTTCAGGCCAACGACAAGACGATCCGCGAGTTTGTCTATGACTTCAATCAGGACGGCTTTCAATCGGCCGACCTGACGGCTGCTGCTCCGCATCTCATCAACACTCCGAAGTCCTTCGATGTGTTCTATGGCTCCGCCACAAGGCCAGAACAGTATGCCTTCTTCGTCAATGGCGATGGCACGATGGCGGTGTTTCACTCGATCCGGCAGGAAAGCCTTGCCGCGTGGACGCCTTGGGTGACGCGCTCCGGCGACACGTTTGACAGCGTGGTTGTGCTTTCAACCAAGGTGTTCGTATCTGTGCTGCGCAATGGCACCTACCGCCTCGAGCAAATCGAGTTCGACGGCGAGGTCTACACCGACTGCACCAAGGCAATGACCGCAGGGACTGCGACGACAAGCTGGGCGCTGGGCTCGGACTATGCCAACCAGGTCGTCCATGTGACCTCGAACGACTATTATCTGGGCTCGTTCACGGCAAACAGCTCCGGCACGATCACGCTTGGCAATGCCGTCACCTCGATCAAGGCTGGCTATAATTATCAGTGGCAGGTGATCCCGAACACGCCGGACAAGGAAATCACGACCGGGCCTCTGACAGGTGTCCCGCGCCGGATCGTGGCGACCACGGTGCATGTCCTCGACACGCTCAACCTGACAGTCGATGGCCGTGATGTCGTGGGCTACTCGGTAGGCGATGATCTCTCGGTCGCGCCACCTCGGGCATCCCGCAAGTTCCGCAAGTTCCTGACGGGCTATGACCGCGATCCCGTGGTGGTCTTTTCCCAGAGCGCGCCGCTTCCGGTGACGCTGCTCGGTTGCAACATGGAGGTATCCTTCTGATGGGTTTCGCAGCATTTGGTGCAATTCTTGGTGCGGCTGGTTCTCTGGTTCAGGGCGTGATGTCGGCACAGGCCGCGTCTGCTCAGGCCAAGGTCGCCAATGAGCAGCTCAAGATCGACATGGAGAATGACAAGATCCGCGCGGCAAACGAGGAAAACGACCGCATCGAAATGTTCCAGCGTGCCGAAGGTGCCAATGCCGTGGCATCCGCGCTGGCTGTCGGTGGCGGCCAGAACTTCTCCTACCAGCAAGGCATCCAGCCTTTCAACAAGTCGGTGGTCGCGCGAGATGTTGCGACCATTGGCTACAATAAGGACATGGCTGTCGGTCGTGCAAAGTATCAGATCGCGGTCAACAAGTTCACGGCCAAGACCGAGGGCCGGATGGCGATGGTGAGCGGTCTCTTTGGCGCGGTCGATTCACTGGCTGGCATGAAGCAAGTCGGCTCCTACAAATCGACCGGTGGCGGTCTGCTCTCTTGAGGATAGAAAATGGCAATCCAGTTTGAACAGCCGCGCGTGAGCCTTATCCAGTCCGGCAGTCTTCCGACTGCGCGGGCGAACATCAATGTCCCCAACATTGGCGGTCAGCTTGCCAGCATTGGCGAGAAGCTGACTGCAAGAGCCCAGGCCAAGCAGGGAGAGAATGAGTTTGTCGATGGCCAGACTGCGGCTGGCGAGTTCATTGCAATGGACGCTGACGGCAGCTTCAAGGCTTGGCCGGAGCGCACCTTTACGGATGAACAGGCCCGCAACGCATACGACACTGCGCTGGCCCAGAACTACACGACCCAGTTTGAAAGCGCGCTTTCTGTGCAGCTGGCAGAAATCCAAGGTGACGCGACCGCCACGCCCGATCAGAAGCGGATGCGCATGGACGCTGCACTCGATGCGCGCCTTGCTGCCGTAGGCAAAGCAGCTCCACGGCTGGTCGCTTCCCTTCGGGCTCGCGGCACCGAAGTCATCGGGCAGCGCCATGCAGGCATGATCCTTTCCGATCAGGAGCGGCAGGCCCAGCTCACGGTGGACGGGCTCAAGTTCGGGATTGAGAACGATCTGGCTCAAGGTTCGGCTGCGGCTGCAACCGGGGTCGTTACTTCAAAGTTCACCGACTCCATCAACGAAAAGTATGACACGCTGGTCGGAATGCGGCGGATGTCGCCGGAGGCAGCTGCGAACGGAAAGCGGCTTGCTGCCGAAACCATCACCAGCTCCGGCGTCAGCCAGCGGCTTTCGACATTTCTCTACAATGGCGACCTGACCCCGCAACAGATTGACGACTTTGCCAGCGCCATTGAAACGGGCAACGCGGTTGACCTTACCGTTGACTTTGAGCCGGACGATTTTGGCCGCCAGCGTCCGGGCGTCCTGTTTTCCTCCAAGCAGTTCCGCGAGGTCGTTCAGAACCCCACGCTTCGCAACCAGCTTGCGGCTGATTTGCGGCAGGCTTCTGCCGAGCGCAGCGCGCTTTTGGCATCGGGAGCCAAGTGGGCCGAGTTCTCCAGCAACATGGAGTCCCTGAACTCCAATCCGGCTTATCGCCACAGCGCACTGGAGAGCGCCCACAGGGATGACTTCAACAAGCTGGCTTCCAGCGTAATGGTCAATGACAAGCCCTTCGAGACGCAAGCTGGCTTCAACAAGCTTGCCAAGCTCATTGTGACGGCAAGGGTCATGCCGCAGAGCGTGGTCGATTCCATGCGCTCTATGATCAACTCGGGCGACAAGGCCCAGCTCGAGCAGGCCGTTGCCACATGGCAGATGCTTCGCACGGCGCGGAACGGCTATGGCGACAATGTTGGGGCGGCACTTCTCAACTCGATGAAGGAAGAAGATGTCAATGTCCTGTCGGCAGTGACTGATGCCTATGATGATGGCTTCACGCTTGAAGAACTCCAGACGGCTATTTCGGAGCTCAACGGGCGGCAGAACAAGGTTTCCTTCAGTGACCGTGTGGCGATCTACAACGGCTCTAAGGATGAAGGAAACTTCTACCGCGACATGCACCAGGCGCTTGCCAAGCAACTGGGTGACAATGTGCCGCCCGAGGCTGTGGAGTCGTTCAAGTCGGCGTTCAATGTGAACATGGTTCTCACCGGGAGCCCTGAGAAGGCGTTCGCCCGCTCTCTTGAGATGGTCGCTCCCCGCTATCTTGTGTCCGACATCTTCTATTCAGGCTATGGCAAGGCCGACACCAGCGGTCTGGCAAACCCCACGGGCTATGAGGCGAGGCAGCGCACGTTCTTCGGCAATGCCCCCGGCACCGAGTTCGAGTGGCTTGGCGATTTCATCTCGAACGAAATCAACGCACTGACCTCCGGTGCGGAAGGCCAGCCCAAGATTGCGTTTGCAAACCCGGATGAGGTCGCCAACGGACTGACGCCTGAAACACTGGCTGCTGCCTTTCAGACGCAAACGGAGACGACCCCTGCCGGGACAGTCATGGGCATGGGCAGCACTGCTCCAACGCGCAAGGGCTTCCTTGGCAAGAGTGTCTTCCTGCGCCCCACCAATACGGCCCTCAAGAACCCCCAGTTTGAAGTCTGGGTGGATACCGGCAATGGCGCGCGTGTCCGCGTCGATGTCACGGGCCGTGACGGCCAGCCGCGCCCGCTGCTCATCGACCCCTACACGGCCAATGCACAGGCGACAGCCAAGCTGAAGCAAGAGGCAGATCGCAAGATTTTGGAGGAAGCCGCTGGCGGTGCCGAGACTGGCGTCCGGCTGAACACGCTGCAAGATGCCGGAATGACCGGAAGCCGTGGCGTTCAATATTATTTGAAGCCGGAAAACTTTGACGAATGGCTGAAGACCCAGCCCGAGGAAGTGCAGCAGAAGCACCAAGGCCGGGTAGACACGCTTTACCAGAGCATTGAAAAGCAGATGCGCCGCGTCAATGGTGTCGATCCAGATGCTCCTGCTACATCTCCGGCCAGCGAAACCCCTGCTCCAGACCAGCAGGGCGCTGTTGAGACGCCTGCCCAGCCCGTGAGCCAGGCCACGCTCCTTGCGCCCCGGCAGTCGGGCTATGACATCGCACAGGCGGCAGTCAATGCCGTTGACAGCGTTCTGCCGGATGGCACGGGCGGTGTCTTCATGATGCGGGTCGCCGCTCAGGAAAGCAACTTCGGTCAGGCTCCCGGCAGCTTCCGCCTTTCGGGCGACAAGGGCATCTGGCAGACCAGCACGACCGCTGGCTTTGTCGAGGTCAAGCGCCGCATCCAGACCGGACAGGGAGCTGTTTTCCAAGGGGCGGAAAAGATCAAGGGCGAGCTTGGGATTGACGTTGCCAGCCTGACTGAGGCCGATCTTGACAAGCCTCTGGTCGCCGCTGCCGTGGCACGCCTCTATTTCATGGCCTTCTCCGCCCCGATCCCACCGGATGTCGAGGGACAGGCGGCTTACTGGAAGCGGTATTACAACACTTCGCTGGGGGCCGGGACGCCCGAACAGTTTGTCGCCAATGCGTCAAAGGTTCGCGGTGGGGTGGTCATTGAGCCTGCTGGCGTCGATCTGACTGCTCAGCCTGTTGATGGTGCGCCGCCCAAGAAGCGGGACATCATCAGCTATGCCAAGGGCGAAATGTCTGATCCCATCATCGTGTCCAGCACCACGGGCAAGCGCGATCCTGCCAATTTCCTTGCCCTCGATCCTACGGTTCAGAAAAAGGCCAAGGAGCTGGCGGCAGCATTTGGCGAGCCACTTCGCATCACGCCCATTGGCGGCAGGCAGCCTGACAAGCGCAGCAAGGGCAGTCAGCACAAGGTTGGCGCGGCAACGGATTACCTGATTGCCGACATGCCCGACGACAAGAAAACGAGGCTTGTCGCCACGGCCATTGCCAATGGAGCGAACGGCATCGGGGCTTATGGCGGTACCAGCCAAGGTGCTGGCACCATCCATTTTGACTATCGCGCCAAAGGCGATGGGCCGGGAGGTCTGGCTCTCTGGTGGCGCACGCGCCCCAATCAGGATCTCCCCTATACCTCTGGGCCTCAGTGGTTCCAGGAGGGCATCCGGCTGGGCCTTGAGCTCCGCAAGAACAAGCAAACAAAAGTGGCGGGGAACTGATAGATGGCTGAACTGGTTCAACCGCGCTACGACATCCTTGGCCCGCGCATAGGTGCTTATGGTTCCTCTGCCCCCGGCTTTCAGGAGGAGGCCGAGGCTAACTGGCGGCTCAGTGTTGGCCCGCAGTTGGCCCGCCGCGTCTACTCCGACAGCGCTCCGGTGGACACGAACTATAACCCTTGGGATCACCTCGAGGGATATGAGGGATATGCCGATGTCCTGACGCTCGCGCGCTCTGCCGAACGCATGGCACTCATGAAGTCTCATATCGACCAGAACCTTCGTGACCGCGAAACCGTGGCGCAGGGCGATTGGGGTCTGGTGGCCGGCTTTGTCGGCGGCATGTTTGACCCTGTAAATTATATCCCCATTCCGGGCGCAACCGGTATTGGCTTTGTTCGTGGTGCCGCTCGCGGTGCCGCATCCAACATTGCAATGACGGCCGTAACCGAGCCGCTTCGCATTGGCGTGGCCGATCCGACTGCTGAATGGTCAGAACTGCAATACTCGGTCGGCATGGCGGGACTCCTTGGAGCCGGGCTGGGCGGTATTGCGGGCTCGTTCCGGCTCCGTGGTGTCCGAGCCGCGGAGTCGGGACGCAGTTTCAATGAGCTGCTCGAGCAGATGTCGAGGGAAGATGGCGGGATGAACACCGCCCGCGAGTTCGATATTGCGGGCCAGAACATCAACCGCACTTTTGGACACACAGGCTCTTACGATGAGACGGGTGCCTATAACCCTGTGACGCTGGCTGATCTGGACACCCCTGTTCGGAGCAAGGTCGGCCCAGACGGGCAGAACTATTTCTACGATGACCAGCGTGGCTGGGTGCTCCAAGCTGACAAGGGCATTGACAGCCCCCGTGCTGTTTCTCAGGACATTCTTGACGGGCTTGGCTCACCGGAAATGGTGCCGGAGCGCAAGATGGTCGTGGACGACTATACGCTGCGCGACGAGTTCGAGCGCAAGCGGTGGCAGGAAGACAAGCCGAATGGCC